ATTCAGTGGTGCTCTAGTGCGCAATGCTGTGGGCACAGTTGCCAATGCAGTGTTCCCCAGGTCCACGTTTGGTGGTTTGGGAGGAGTTGCCAGCAGTTTGGTGGGACAAGATCGCATCAGTCAAGATGCAGACAATCGCAGAGTCAGTCTCAAACCCAGGCCTGGCGGGGCCAGCACAGTGTATGGCAATGGACTGCTTAATCCGCTCAAGGCTGCTGGTGGTTTGGTCTGGCCCTACACCCCCACCATCAACTACAGCAGTGAGGTGGATTACCAAACTATTCAAACTGTTCATTCCAATCAGGATTTTCACATGTTTAGTAAAACCCCTGCTGTGAGCCTCACAGTAGATGGCGAATTCACAGTACAGAATCAGGTGGAAGGAAAATATGCTCTTGCTGCCATTCATTTTTTGCGCACAATGAGCAAAATGAATTTTGGCGATAGCGATCCTTTGGCAGGCACCCCTCCGCCCATACTACTGTTTAATGCCTATGGGCCATTTGTATTCAACAATGTGCCTGTGATTGTCAAAGGCTTCAACATCAGCTTTCCCAATGAAGTGGATTATGTGCAGGTGCAAGTGCAAGGCAGCCAATCATGGCAAAAGACTATAGCTGGTCAACGGTTTGCACCTCCTGTGCCAGAGGGAGAAGATACACCAGCAGGTAGTGTGACGGTAGAACGTAACGGACAACCGGTAGTATTCAATAATCCTGCCATCCCTAATCCTTTTTATGCTGAACAGGCAGCGGCAGGGGCTGCAACAATGATCTTACCCTCCCGTGTGGTAACAGGATCAACTGCTGTGACATATACAGTTTGGTTACCCAGCCAATTCAAAATCAGTGCTACACTGATCACACAACACACGCCCAAAACTCTACGCAGCAGATTCAACCTGCCTGCATACAGAAATGGCGCCAAGAATCAAAGTGACTTTATCTGATGGCACAAGCAAATTACTCAATTAGTAGTCCCTATTACAACACTCCACAGAACAGCTATTATTTGGGATTCTGGCAGCCACCAAACATTACAGCCAGTAATACGGACAATTTTATTGTTCTGCCCAAAAAATACACAAATCGTCCTGATCTGCTCAGCCATGATCTGTATGGAACATCCAAACTGTGGTGGGTGTTTACCATGCTTAATCCCAACGTGCTCAAAGATCCTGTTTTTGATATGAAAGCGGGCATTGAATTGAGAGTACCCAGTCTCACAGGAGTACAAAGCTTTCTATGACCGATCAAGCAAGGATTGCCCAACTAGTAGAAAACGTGCGCACTGCTAGTGCTGCACAGCAAGCCACTGCGGAAAGGCTGCAGAACACTGAGCCAGGAGAATCTCGCAACCAACAAATTGTGTCAAGTATTGCACAAGTAAGGGCTGCTGAACGAGAACTTCAACAAGCCCTACCTGCAGGAACCACACTCAGTCAAGCTTTGGGTGTTGCAGATCCTAGCACTACCCCCAATCGTGAAACAGGATCTCAAGTGTCGGGGGGTGGGGTAAATCAACCTTCCGCCCAAGGAGGTAATCGTTACCTACAAAATGTTTTGGATGGTGCCCGGCTGGGCAATCTTCAATTCAACATACAGGAAAACATACTAAATTCGTATGACAGATACACTTATCACTTTGGCTTGTTCATGGTTGGGGACCAGGACTATGAGAGAGTTGACATCTATAAAGATATTTTCTCCCCCAACAGTGTAAGGAAGTTTACTCTAGCGGAAAGTGGAGTAACTGCCGGTTTCAATATTGTGGATGTGGAAATCAAAGATAGTGTGAGCCCCAGTTTCAGAACTCGTAATACTATTACTAGTGAAATGACCCTTACACTGACCGAACCTTACGGGATGACCCTTGTTGACAAAATGTTCAATGCAAGTAAAGAACTGGGCATCATGAACTATAGGTTTGCCCCTTTGATTCTCACTTTGGAAATACGAGGTTATACAGAAAATGGCGTTGCTATAAGAACCAGTCCCATAAAGAAAGCCTGGAAAATTCTTATTATAGATTTTGAAAGCACTTTAAACGAATCAGGCAGCACTTATAGAATAACAGCTACATCACATAATTCCATGGCATTCAGAGATCAATATTACATGTTGCCCACCAATCTGGTGATTTATGTCAATGAGAATGGCACGCCTACTGCTGTTGCAGCATCTGCACCTGCCACACCCACACCGCCTGCCGCCGCTACTAGGCAGGAAACAGTTATTGAATATAACGCCATGGGCGACGTCGTTGGGACCCGTCTGGTCACTGTTCCTGCACCTGCCTCGGCTCCCGCTCAGGCTGCTACAGCCCCGGCTCCTGTGCAACAATCTATTCCCAGTGGCCAATCTCCTCAACTGACTGCAAGTCCCACTGTTACTCCGCCTACCCGAATAAATGGAAGTGTGGGCCAGTTCTTTACAAAATTGGGGGAAATTATGACGCAATTTTATAAGAATGCTAGGCAAAATCCCACAACAGAAGGAGTAAGAAGTCGCACAGCAGTAGCTACTCCGTTTTTGATTTATGAGTTTCAAGTAGCACCTGAATTAGCAGACCAGATGCTGGATATGTCGCCTACAACCAATAATCGTCGTGCCCGATTTAGTCCGGGTTCCCACCTCCGCGAAATCCATGTGAGCCGAGTAGGTATAGGAGAACTTGTAGACGACATCATGGCCAGCCTTACCAATGCTAATTGGCTGATTGTTGACCAAGAAAGTGGCCGAATCAAGATCCCTCGTGTGGAAAGTAGAATAGAGCATGTGGGTTGGGACGGAATACTAAATGACTATGTAAAAAAAATAACATTTTACATAACAATTATGGAAACTTTAAGATCTGTTCCAGATCCAGATTATGGAAACCATTATCAAAGTAGTCCTCAAAATCAGCTGACTAGATTGCAACGTATTGCAGATCAGGGTCTCAATAAACTTTACCCTTATATCTACAGTGGATATAATACAGAAATCATAAGTTTTGAAATAAAGTTCAATAATTTACATGTGATTCCAATGCCTCTATATGGTGGTCTTACTATTACTCCCAGTGCAGAGGGTCAAAGTGCTCAACGTAGACTACAAACACTCAGGGGAGAATTGGACAACACTGACAGAAGCTTGGTGACTGGTAGAGAAAGAATCACGGCACTCACTGGACAAATTGCGACAGTGGGGGAACAACTGACCAATGTGGCAAGAAATGCTGCTACACCTACATTGGCTCCTGTGACTCCTTATACTACTAGCAGTCCCAGCAGACGTGGCAGGGATACTAGAGCAGAACAGCAAAGACAGGCTGACGAAAATGCAGCAGCTGGTGCAAGGTTGGCGGCACAACAGGAAGCACTACGACAACAACAAACAGCTCTGCAAACTGAACTGGGCACTGTGAATACACAACTACAAGAACTAGAAAGAGATAAATTACGTATAGAAACCGAATTGAGTCAACAAAGTATCAGAGAAATTGTAATTTTTGATTCAGCTACTGCGGGTAGACTTGGTTTGAATTACACCCCTGAAAGTGAAGTGATACAACGCAGAGCAGCATCACAAGCTCAAAACCAATCGCGTAGACAAGGCCGTAATTTTGTAGAAGATCTGAGTATCTATCAGGAAAATCCTGCCCAATTAAGTTATATTGGTGATCCACGTGACTTGAACAACACCAGTAATAGAAGTCCTCTCACAGCTGATCCACGTAATAATCCTATGAGAAACATTTACAGTACAATATTAGGACAAATCTATGATCGTGCAGGCTTACAGCTCACAGAAGTGGAAATGGAAATACGCGGAGATCCTTATTGGTTGGGAATCACCAACATGGAAAGAATTTATGAGCTGGATGGCTATCTGAGGAACGGAGGTCCTAGGACTTATGCTTCAAGCACAACTGATAATCGGAATAGGCCATTTGCAAATTATTTTGGAAGGGATGCTCAATTTCTGTTGTTATTTAGATCGGGGCAACAGCCCAGTGAACAAACTGGCTTTATGGACTTTACTAGAGCAACAACACAGAATCAAAGTGTGTTTTTCAACGGAGTTTATAATACTATTGAAGTGACTCATACATTTTCAAACGGGAAGTTTACCCAAAAATTACTAGGCGTGCGGGATGCGCTTGTGAATCTGAACAACCTACCTGCTGCTAGTGCAGGCAGCACAGCAAGTTCCCAAGGGGCTGCAAGTCCTGCAAGTCCTGCTAGTCCTGCTGCCAGCCAACCATCTGGAATAAACACAACACAACCTCAGGCTGTAGATCCAGTTGCGACAGCAAGACCAGGATCTGAAGGAACTCCACCAGTAGGGAGTCCAACCCCTGCAAGCCAAGCGGCAGCATCCTCAACAGCAAATGGTCCAGCAGGTGATGCACAACGTAGGGCAGACAATGCTGTGATTTTAGCGCAGACTAGGAATGAGGAATTTGTGGGCGGCACACTAGGAGTGGCAGCACAAACCAGTGGCGGATCTATTTTTGGATCCAATAGTGGCAGAAGCATTTATGATCCAGGCGGCCCACCATTGACTAATGAACAGATAAGAAGTTTAGGAGTTTCTCAGGCTGAATTGGATCGGGTAACTCAAGAAAATTTGGCTCGCAGGGGCTCGGGTAGATAATCGTGAACAGGAAAATATAAATGGTAACTATAGCTAGGCAAAGCACCAGCACGCCCAAAGCCTATAACATGGATCCTGATGGCAGGCGTTCCACGTTTGACAAGGTTTATTTGGGCTTTGTACAAGACAATATAGATGCTGAAAGAATGGGTCGCATTAAGGCATGGATTCCAGAGCTTTGCGGTCCCAAAGAAAATGACAGCACTTGGATAATTTGCGATTACTGCGCTCCTTTTGGTGGCAGTAGTGGTAGTCAAACCAACACAAGTGGCACTAGTTATGGTATGTGGTTTACTCCCCAAGTAGGAGCCAATGTTATTGTCACATTTATCAATGGAGATCCCAACCGTGCTATCTATCTAGGATGCATGTATCCCATCGACCAGCACAGGCAGACACCATCAGGCCGTACCAACAGTCCAGACCCAGTAAAAGAAACCAACAACGTGATTGGCAGTGCAACAGTGAGAACTGTGCCAAATGCAGCAGATGCAAGTGCATCTGCGGCCACAGTGGGCACTGGTTCAAACCCCCCTGATACTCCACCCAGTGCTCCTGCTGCTCAAGCAGCCATTGTCAATGCAGCAGGCACCAATCTGCCAGGTTTGAGAAACATTGCATTCAGTTCAGACAACAGCTACCATGTGTTTGGGATAAGAACTCCTGCTGGCAATAGTATTACCATGAGCGATCAGGAAGGGGCAGGAGAAATCCGTATTCAAACCTTCAACATGATGCAGCTGATCATGAATGCTCAAACTGGGGCTATTGTGATAATGAACGGTGATGGCAGTGCTCGTGTGGAAATCAAGCGTGACGGTGGCATAGATGTGTATGGTAAGGGCAATGTGAGCATTGCTGCGGACAACGACCTGAACCTGATTGGCCGCCAAAATGTGAACATTGATGCAGCCGTGGCGCTGAACGTTCGTGCAGGCACTGGCGGCGTGAGAATGATGAGCGAAACCAATCTGACTCTGTTCAGTGTACAAAACATGTTCCTCACCAGCTTGGGGGAGCAGCACAGATACAGCAACAACAGCATTTACGATATGAGCAGTAACAAGATCTATCGCAAAAGCAATTATGGCATTCATGATCAAACCATTGGCGGCAACATCAATCAATATGCAATTGGATCTATCCGCAGTTACAGCATTGGTGGAAACATAGACCTGAAAACAACTGGTAACTTTAGTATCCAAAATGATGGCACTTTCAATGTGTTCAGCAGCGGAGACATCAAGCTCACCAGCAAGGATGGAACTGGTAATTTCCGCAGTAGCCAACCCTTGAGAATAACAAGTGACCAGAAGGTGGAAATAAGTGCTGTAAATGGTGTTTACACTGATTTTAGCACCTACATTGACACTGGTGCCAGCACTCCTGCCAGTGTGGCTGGCCAAGCTGCGCTGGCTGAAGGCGCCAATAATGCAATTGCCGGCGAGCGCCCCCGCACCTATAACCATACCAACAGCACAGTAATCCCTGGCAGCACTTCAGGTGCAGGTGGATTGGCCAGCGGTGACGGGCGTCAATACAGTGTGAGCACCAGCGTGGCCAGCAGCAGCCCGGGTGCTGAACCCTACGTGGAAAGATATGTGGCATCTCCTGGCTACAGCAACACCAACACAATTGAAAGAGACGAGGCCTACAGTGCAGGATGGAAATTGGGGCAGATTGATCCCAGCCAGAGAGTGCCCTTGCAGGTTATGGGCTACATCAGTGGCGCCTACACCATTGTTCCGCCCAACAGTTATGGACTGAATGACAGCATCATGGAAGCAGTTCGCGGTGTTCAAGCTGGATATCCCAAAGCCGTGCTTTCCAGCACAGTGAGAAGTGGAGATGCAGGACAGCATGGTTCACGCAATGCTGTGGACTTTACTTTGGACAGATTGAGCCAATCTGAACGTGCAGCATTGGTAAATGAAGTGGCCCGCGATATTGAAGCCGGCACAGGTTATTTTAGATATGTGCGCGGTGTGGGCATGTATGACACAGAAGGTCGCTTGCTGCATTTGGATAGCCGACCTCAAAATCAAAGCCTTGTGCGTAACGGAATGGATGTGTGGGGTGAAAATCGCAGTATCACAGGGGTGGCAGGAACCACTCCTGCATGGTTCCAACAAGCTCTCAAGGTTGTCAATGGTAGAATTGGGTTGCGCCCTGCCACGCCCCAACCCAGTACCCCAGCAGCCAGCACTCCCAGCTCCCCTGTGGAACCCAACAGTCAACCCATGCGTTATATTGGCATAGGCTACAACACTGATGGAAGTCCACGCTATAATCAAGAAGCCGTACCCAATGAAACTTTCCGTTTGGCTAGTGCCTATGCTGGTCCTCTAAATGGATTGAGTGAAAATGGCTTGCACGACATAAGCAATTTTGAAACATTGCGCGGTCCATGGCCCATGGATATACCCAACCGGAAATTCTTTCATGCATGTGCGGCTAGACCTGACAGAGCTGATCAACCACCCACAAGTGGTATAAGCATGATTGGTTACGGTCACAAACTCACAGATGCAGAATACAGCAGCAACAAAATTACCATCAAAGGCAATGAAGTGGATATCAGCAATGGTATCACAGAAGCACAGGCCCTGGATCTGCTCAAGCAAGATTTGGAACCCTTTGTTTCCAACATCAAAGCCAAGATCACTCAAGCAATCACACAGCAGCAATTTGATAGCATGGTGGATTTTAGCTGGAACATTGGCTTGGAAAAGTTCAACAGCAGTGAGTGTAAGGTGGTCACACTCATGAATGAGAAAAAGTACGATCAGGTGCCCAATGAAATGGTGCGATGGATCCGAGCCTGTGGCAGCATCAAAGCTGAACTGCTGAGCCGCCGTCAAGCCAACAGCCGCCGATTCAGTGGTAACATGCGTCCTGATAGCCCTGCAAACATTGTCAGCCAGGGCACAGCCAACCCCACTGCACGTTTGAACGGCACAAACATGCGTATTGTTTACTGCTTCTTACTGAGCAAATTTGATGGCAACCATGCCTGGGCAGCTGGATTCTGTGCCAACCTGGAAGCAGAAAGTGGATACAATCCAGCAGCATTCAACTCTGCTGGAGGAGGTTATGGTGCCATCGGTATAGCACAGTGGCGAGGTAGTCGTGTGAATGCATTCAACAGCAATCCACAATTCAATGTGAAAGGACCTTTACAGAGTGCTCCTCAAGCAGCCACAGGCGAGAATGCAAGATCCTGGTTGGATCTCCAACTACAATATTTGTGGTGGGAACTCACCAGCACTGAGGAAAGAAGGACATTAAATTCCTTGCGCCGCAGTGTGAGCAATGCTGATCCTGAAGGTGCTGCGGACATTGTGTGTCGTGAGTTTGAAAGACCTGGGCCTGGATTTATCACCACTGGACGTCAAACCCGTGCTAGAGCCATCTACACACAATTCACAAGCATGGAAAATCCTTGTGGGGCTTAAACTGTGGGTGCAGGAGTAGGTGTAGGGGGTGGATTTACTGTAACTATATCCCCGGGTATCAATTTTGCAACTTGGCTGGGCAGCGAGAATAAGGGCGCTGCCACCAGAGTCAAGAAACTACAAATGGTAAAAGGGATCAGTTTCAACAGTTCTTCAAGGATGGGAATATATTTCAAAATGGCCTTCAAGAAACTGCTCACCAACTGCAACCACAATTCAATTATCATGTTGAGTATGTTTGTGAGCATTTGTTGAACCGCAGTCATGATACGGCTGAATTTGATTTCCGGACTCTGCAAATTGAATTCTGCGTCCAGTATTTTGCCAGTAGCATCCAACAATTTTCGGATAATGGTGGGAAATGGCCAGGGAATCAATTTGAATAATGCCCCAAAGGATTTGGCTAGCCAATCCTTGAGATCAAAATTCAACACAGCATCTATGGCACGTTGCAGTTTTTCCTGAATACTGATGGCCAATTTATCAATAGCCTCCCAGATACTCTTGAACAGATTACTAAAATCAAATGCAGTCAAATCAGGAATTATGGGCAGTTTGAGTGCCTCCCAGATCTTTTTTATAATATCATTGATTCGTGTTATGAAATTGAGAGCACTCTGGATAATATTTGTGATCATACCCTGCACAATCTGCCAAATTCGGGAGAGTATATTTTGAATTTGTATTTCAATATTCTTTATACCCAGTGTGCCGTTGAAGGTAAAGTCCCAGGGCATACCCAGAGCTTTGCTGATGGCATCCACTTTGTCTGATACAGCTTTCCTTATTTTTGCTCTGCCTTCTTCGGTGAAAAGATCAGCCAGAACGGGCCCTCCCAGAAACGGAATAGGCACCTGAAGAAGCTTATTGATAAAATTCAGTAAGGGAATTTTCTTTAAGATACTGATTATCAAATTCTGCCAAAACAATTTGAACTCGTTGTAGAGAGCAGTCAGTCGCAATTCCATTTCCAGCTCAGGGGCTTTTAAATTAGCAAAAACTGGTTTGGGTACACTCAACGGAAATTCTCCGAATATGTCATCAAACAGTTTTAGTATTCGTTTGATGGCAGCTCTCAGCTGAGCTGCCTTTTCTTCGGCCAGACACAATGCCATGCGGCCCAGCTGACCAGGCAAACTGCCCAGCTGGCGTCCAAAGTTTTGCATATTGGCAAAGTCCGGCAGTATGCTGCTGTCGCATTTCAATTCTGGCAGTTGCACACTGAATTTTACACCTTCACAGGTTTCGGGTAATGTTGTTCCACTCATGTGCCTATTTAAATGCTAGGTTTTGGGAGTGAACATCTTTACCCACGTTTCCATCATGGACTGCATTTGACTGGTTTGCTCCTGTATAGCACGCCAGGGAGCCACTGTGGCTTCCAGGGCATCAGCAGCCGTATTCAGAGTTTTTGCTTGTGTGCGTAGGTTGGCAATTGTGTTATCAATGTCTGCAATGTTGAACATGACTGATTCTCCTTGAAAACCTACAATAGCACTCTATGCTATTATGTCAACTCTATAAGAGCAGTTGCTGAGAGGGGTCACACAGGTTATCTTTTCCATGTTCACTTACCCAGGCTCATGGTAGCCAGCTCGGTGTTGGCACCACCGTCTACCACAGCATTGGCCACTTCAGCCTTGGCCATGATCAGTTCACCAATCGTTTCCTCAACAGTGCCCTCTGCCACCAGGTTGTAAACAGTGACGTTGTCGGTCTGGCCAATGCGGTGAACACGGTCAGCAGCCTGGATCAGGTCGCCTGGTGTCCAGGGCAGCTGAACAAACGCACAGGCCCGGGCAGCAGTGAGCGTGATGCCAAATCCTGCACTGGCGATGTTGAGCACGATCACCTTCACGCTGCTGTCAGTCTGGAAGTCTTGCGCTGCCTGAGCCCGCTCCTCCAGGCCCACGCCACCGCGAATCATTCTCACACCCACGCCAGCTGCCTTGACAGCAGCAGTGATCTGATCCACCATCCGCTGGTGATGCGCAAACACCACCAGCTTCTCGCCCTCTTCCACGTAGTCCAGGATCCACTCAATGGCGCTGGCCATCTTGGCGTAGCCTGCAATTTCGCGGCACTTGTTGATGGCCACAATGGCCTCATCGCTCTTGGCAGCATTACCACCATAGTTGATGAGCGTCTGCATGCCCTGCTTCCAGTCGCCGCGGCCCTCAAATGCCTGAGCCACTGCATCATACTCGCGGCGATCAAACTCCAAGGGCACAGTCACAAACGTCTTGGGCGGCAGATCCTTAAGCACATCTTCCTTGCGACGGCGGATCATGATAGTGTCACACAGCATTTGGTTGAGCTCAGCTTCGTTACTGTGGCCGTTGAAATCCCAACCCCACTGAGTGCGGTGAGCATTGCAGTAACGCTGGGCAAAGGAGAAGAAGTTGGCGAACTGGGGCACCCAGCCAGCAATGGTGCTCACTGTGGTCCACAGTTCCAGGGGGCGGTTTACAATGGGCGTGCCCGTCATGAACGTGACGCTGCGAACGCCTGCATGTAGCACCCGCCACTCGCCCCGCTTGCCCTTGACTTCTTCACGGCCCGTGACCAGACGCAGGATAGCCTGAGTGCGCTGAGCCTTGGGGTTCTTGATCTTGTGGCTCTCGTCCACCACCACGTAATCATAACCCACATCTTCCAGCGCCTGCTGGTTGCGGGCCACGATGTCATAGTTGATCAGGGTCACATCAAAGCCTGGCAGCGGCATCTTGCTGAACGTGACATGGGGATACTGCGCCTTGAGCTGGGCCTGGCGCTGCTTGCTGGGCACAAAGCCCACCACCAGCACACTGAGCTGAGCGCTCAGCATCAGGGTCAGCTCACGACGCCAGTTGAGGATCAGAGTCTTGGGCAGCACAGCCAGCATTGGGAAACGACGGTGCTTGTGGGCGTAGGCCATCACCTGGGCAGTCTTGCCCAAACCAGGCTCGTCACCAATCAGTGCATTACCGTCCCACTTTTCCAGGTGGGCCACACCCTCAGCCTGGTAGGGCTTGAGGGTGAACGCGAACCCAGGAATGGTTGCAGCACGAGGAAGGCCGCGCCAGTAGTCACTCACGCCCTGGTTCATCTGGATACCATAACGATAGGCCAGCTTGGTGGCTTCACGAACACGAGCAGGGCTAGCAGTAAATTCCAACATCCACAGTCTCCTCGTCTTGTGAGCACACTATAGCACTAGTGGCTGACCCTGTCAACCCATTTTTTCCACACTTGCCCCAAAAGATTTCCAGCCAGCCTCCGGACCATGGGGATCCGCCATTTCCTGCATGAGGAACAATGAGACAGCATGGTGTGGATCACGTGCGATCACATGGCCAGAACTTGTGAGAGTGTCCAGAGGACCAGTGTATTCATATACAATTACAACACTATAGTCCTGCCATCCACGCAAATACTTGACAAAAACCTTTACAAAGTTGACACCATCAACCACATAATTTTGCCAAAGTTGCTTCATCTTGTGGGTTCCTTGCTGTTATGTGGCCATTGTAGCACCATCAAACATACAGTCAACCAATTTTTTCACAGGAAAAGTGTGGCATTTCTGCCACACTATTACAGTTTGGCAAGAGCTTCCTGGAATTCAGCCAGCACACTAGCATCCCTGTGCGTGATGGTAATCATGCCATCATTCACTGCCACTGCCTGTTCGTAACCCAGGGTGGTCACAACCCGGCTCTCCTCGGCCGCTCCCTGCACAGATTCCAGCTTGGCCATTACCCGGCTGTAATAGGTTTCAAAACGTTCTTCGATTTCAAACTCATAGTCGCGTGCCAAGGTTATGATCTGCTGAATGCTGGATTCATTCACCGGCACGGTCCAACGCTTGTGAGCGCCGTCCCAGCTGCTCCAATACTTTTGGCCCTTGTGCTCCCCACGGAGTCCCTTGAGCGCGGCCACCAGTCCAGCATCGTAGGGGAAAGTGAAAACAGCAGTCTTGTCCTCGCTGGTGACCTTGCGCAAACCCACTGCCTTCTGCTTGCGTTCAGCATCACTGAGCGGCATCATGGCAAACACAGGGCGTTCCATCCAGGTGCGGATCACAGCTTCGCCCCCAATCTGGCGGCGATACTTGTTGATCAGCTTTAGGGCGCCAACAGCCTGCTTCTCTGTCCAAGCACGCCCTTGCTGGGCACGTTCAGCCAGGCTATGGCCAAATGCCGTATCCAGCTTGCTGAATCCAGCGCCATCCCATGTTGCAGCGCCGTTACAAACCCCTGCCAAAGACATTATCATGCGTTCAGCTGTAGTACCTTGAGGATCCACACACCAGTTCTGCATGTTGTTCTCCTTGTTCATGTGGGCAGTATAACACACTAGACCGACTAGTCAAGCCTTTTTTTTAGAGATTACGATAGCGTATCCAAGCCCATATACAGCTTGGATACGCAAATAATAGGCATGCTACAGGGTAAACCCATGCAGCATGTTGGCACTTTCTGGCTCTTTAAGGGTCACTTGAAACATATGCACGAGCATGTACACTTCCTGACGAGTGTTTTCATTATGCGCAGGATTGGGCTGAGGGGGCGTCTGCTCCAGGGCAGCGCAGATGGCATGGATTTGGGCAGGGCTGAGCTGGATTTTGTAGGACATGATGAGCGCTCCTTGTTTGGAGAATCAATATAACAGGATCACCTGGCGTGTCAATCACTATTGCAAGGATTGACACAGTATTGTATTACAGTTTTATAACGATCAAGGGGATTTTATAATTTCGAAAAAATACAGATAGCCTTACTCATTGTGCCTGATTTTTAAGACCGGCAATACAAAAATCCAATGCCTGATTTACATGCTGCAATGGGAATACACGTTGTAGTTTGTCTGTGTTGATTGTGCAATTGCTGCGAGGGGCTCGCACAGCATCCCTAAACTCTTGTTCTGTGAACCATTCCTTGGTCAGTCCCATTCGGGTTGCAATCTCACGTGCATCCACACTGCCTGGATTGCACACATTGTAAATGCCAGCTGGAGGTCTGTTTAGAGCAAAAAATACAGCAGTGCGAGCCACATCCAACACACAACTCAAACTGTTGTGAACATCAATCAATTTGGGATAATTTTGCAGCTTGGTGAGTAGATTTTTGGGATGAGGAGTGTGGCCAAACGGCAGCCTTATGCGCAACAAATAGCTCTTGTTGAGATAGGGCGCCATCAGTGACTGAAACATGGCTTTGCTGCCACTGTAGACGCTGCCTACTCCAAAACCAAAATTGGGAGGATCCTCCTCACACCAGCCACCCTCAGTGTAACCATCGTAAACACAGGCACTGGTGATGTGGATCATGGGAATAAAACTGTGATTGCCTTCCAGCATGAGTGGAAATGTCACATTCCCATCCACAGTCTCATCAATCTGATCTTCACAAGCATCCACATTGGGTGTGCCAGTATAGCCTGCGGCATTGATGATAACACTTGTATTGTCTGGCACTGCATGATTGTGACTGATCCAATTGTAGGGCACTCCCTGCTTTTTCAATTCCTGAGCTATGTGATCCCCCACATAGCCGTGTCCAATCAGTGAGATCATGCTCCGCGCTCCCAGGGAAATACCCACCAAACATGATCTTGACTGCGATCCACCTGGTGAGCAGCAAAGTCTACCTTTTGAATACTTGTTTCCTTGTTGATCAGCACAGCAAACTTGAAGTGATTCTTAAACAGACCCTGCGCTCCACTCAACTTCCATCTGCGCCCCCAATCCTGGTGTAACCAGCTGATGGTGGATCCACTGTCGTTTATGTCGTCCACCACCAAAACCCTTGGATTGTCCTGTGCAATATGTGCTATCCAGTCTGCACTGTCTGGCAAGAACATGTTTTGATCACGCAGACTCAGATTGAATGCCTTCATGGGCACTTGCAAACTGTGGCTCAACAATGTGGCAGGCAAGAGCCCACCTCGGCAAATGCCCACTATGAGTGTGGGGGTCCAGCCGCTGGTGGTTATCTGATAAACCAGTTCTTGAACCTGGCTTGTGATTTGATCGTAACTCTGATATTCTTTTTGCATAGTGGAATTTTGAACTACACGCTGCTAGCCAGTCAATAGGATATATCATAATCCCCACAGTTTATACTAGCTAAATATCAGCAAATGGCAGTAATTCCCCGTAAGAGACTCTTTGTAGGTTTTAGTAGTGTTGACAGCACCATCAAGGGCACGCAATACCAAGATTTAGAGTTGATAAAAAGAGACCTAGTAAATCATTTTTACACTCGCAAGGGTGAAAGAGTGATGAATGCCCAATTTGGTTGCATTATCTGGGACCTGATGTTTGAGCCCATGACTGATGACATAGTCAACTTGATAGTTGAGGATGCCACACAGATAGTGCAGTCTGATGGCAGAGTTGTGCTCAAGGATATCAACCTTGTGCAATATGACCATGGGGTTCAATTACAAATGAATCTTCTCTACACACCGCTGGATATTGTTGACCAATTCAGCCTAGATTTTGACCGCCGCAATCTTGAAAGCACAGAACAATGAGCCAATCACTACGTCAGAACAACCTATTTTTGGGTGAGGACTGGACTGTAATTTACAGTGCCATGAGCCAGATCAATTTCAACAGCTATGACTATAATACCATACGTCAGGCTTTGATTGATTATATCCGCACCAACTATCCTGAAGATTTTAACGACTGGATTGAAAGCAGCGAATTCGTCGCCATCATTGAAATGCTGGCTTACTTGGCTGGTAATATTGCCTTCCGTGTGGACTTGAATACTCGTGAAAACTTTATGGACACTGCCACACGCAGAGATAGCATTTTCCGATTGGCTCGCATGCTCAGCTATAATGCACGCAGATGTATTGCAGGCAGTGGGCTCATGAAGCTGACACAGGTGAGAACAGACAAAATCATCTATGACAGCAATGGTGTCAATCTGCAGAATGTGACCATCAACTGGAACGATGCCAACAATCCAGACTGGTATGAACAATTTGTACTAGTGTTGAATGCTGCATTTGTAGGCAGCAATCCATTTGGGAATCCTGTAAAAAGTGGCAAAGTAGCCTCAACAACCACAGAGCGTTATGACATTAACAACACTGCTGATAACAATATAACCTATAAATTCCGTTCTCCTGTAAATGGACAGGGCATGGATTTCGAATTCTGTAACATGGACTTTCGTGTAGCTGAAAGTGGAAGTATCGCAGTCAGCAGTAATGGTTACTTTTTTGAAAAAACCCCTAGTATTTTCAATCGGTGGAGTTTGATTTACAGGAACGACGGTAACGGTAATGCAAGCCCCTACACTGGTTTCTTCATCTTGTTTAAGCAGGGGACCATTGGCTACACAGACTATATTCTGGATGGGGAAGTGCCCAACAGGGTTATTGATTTGGATGCTATAAACATCAACCAAAATGACGTGTGGGCTGTGACCATTGATGACAGCGGAATTCCTCTCCTAAACTGGACCAAGGTTCCGGCACTTTTCAACAGTAACCTGGTTTACAATAGTGTGGACCGTTTGACTCGCAACATATTCCAGGCAATTACCAGAGATCAAAACGGCAGCGATGCTGTTAGCCTTAAGTTTGGAGATGGTGGATTTGGAAATATCCCTACTGGAAGGATGCGTGTTTACTGGAGAGTCAGCAACAACCAAACATATACAATTTTGCCCAATGATTTGAACAACATTGGACTCACCATGGCCTACAACAGCAGTGATTATTCCGTGAATAATCTGGCCATGACATTCAATCTTACCTATCCTGTCAGTAACAGCGTGAGTAGAGAAAGCAGTGCTAGCATTCAACAAAATGCCAGTGCAGTCTATTACACACAAAACCGCATGGTGAACGGCGAGGATTACAATATTTTCCCCTTGCAGAGCACACAAGCACTCAAGATCAAAGCGGTGAATCGCACTTACAGTGGTCAAAGCAGATTTATTGATATCAATGACCCCACTGGTGAATATCAGAATTTAAAAGTTTTCAGTGATGATGGTATTCTCTACAGAGAAGAACAATACAGTTACTTGGAAATTCTCAACACACGCAATCTGAACACCAACCAAATTGTGCAGAGCCAGCTACAACCTTTGTTGAACGGTGTTGGCAGCTCAGAAAATGTGGACGTGAGGTTGCGTGATTTTTACCTGAGCACATTTGAAACAGTGAACCCTTTTCCTGGTGGTGGTTACAAATGGTATCAGACTGGCTCCAGCTACAGCAATGCCAGTGTGGGGCAGTTTGCCAAAGGTATTGAGGGTAGCACACTGACAAATCCTCTGGTGTTACCAGCCTACAGTTTGGGTCTGGACACTGGCAGTTGGGTACGTTTTACAAGTGGTGAATGGGCCAACATAGCCAATGCTGGCACAAGTCAGTTGGGCACCTATGGTGTTGTGTTGAGTAGGCCTATCACAAGTGGCAGCACCATCAACAAAGTTATTCCTGTGTTGCGTGTGACTTTCACTGACAGTGAACAGGCTGCAATCACAGCAGCCATCAATTTAAAGCAGAATTTTGGGCTGAGATATGAACTCACCACAGTGACCTGGAAAGTGATCAGCAACCTAAACCTAAACGTGAATGCACCTTTCAGCAGAACACGCGAGGGAGACACCACTCAAACAAATGCAGATGCCAGCTGGCTGGTACAGTTCATCTACCAAGCCAACAGTGGTTGGAGTGTGACTGTGCGCGGATTGCAATATGTTTTCGAAAGTGTCAGTGACACAACTTTTTACAGTGCCAACAGCAACAAGGTTATCAACACACAGACGCTCACCAGCACCAGGGACAATATACGCATCCTCAACTATAACCTGGACAGTTCCGGAGTGCAGCTCAAGAGCGAAATTCGTTGGGGCATTGTAAATCAACAAATTTATCCCGATGGCTATGTGGACCCGCGTCAGGTGAGGATAACACTGTGGGATGCCAACAATGACAATATTGTGGACAATCCTGATTGTTGGACACAGTTGGTCAGTAAAGGATCATTGGTTTTTTGGAAGCGCCGTCAAACTGAAGGCAATGTGATTTGGGATCCCACCACAGACGTCAAGCAAGTTTATGATACACTGTATAATGTGCCCAAAGTAACCAGCACCAGCTGGGCACAAGGCGAAGTTGTTTATGTGAAAAACCCCCAAGTGTTCCTGCAATATGTGACCACACCGGTGCCCAGCTTGATAGATGTAACCACCAATTATGAAGCTCGTGATGGTAGACCAGCCATTAACTACTGCTGGCAGCATTATGCCAGCAGTGACAGCAGAGTTGATCCAGCAATCATGAATGTGATTGATTTGTATGTGTTGACCACAAACTATGATACAAACATGAGAAACTGGATCAGCAGAGGCAGACCCACAGATCCTGAACCCACTCCGCCAACTCCAGAAGATTTGCGTACCACCTTTAGTGAGTTTGACAAATACAAAATGCTGACTGATCAGATTGTGTGGCATCCCATCCGCTACAAACTTTTGTTTGGTACCCAGGCTGATCCTGAATATCAGGCTGTATTCAAGGTGGTGAAAATCGCCAACAGTAATATCACTGACAGCGAAGTCAAGAGCCGTGTAATTCAGAGCATTGACAATTTCTTCAGTATCATAAACTGGGATTTTGGTCAAAGCTTTTACTTTACTGAATTGGCTGCCTACATACATCAGCAAAATGCAGCATTGGTTAGCAGCATTGTCATATTGCCTGTGAACACCACTGGCAAATTTGGTGAATTGTTTGAAATCAGATCCGAAAGTGATCAATTATTCTTGAGTGCTGCCCGTGTATCAGACGTGCAAATTGTTCCCAACCTAAACCCTGCAGAATTGAGACTACAATAACATGACAGACAAGCGTCGTATTAGTAACTTCCTACCTGAAGTACTGCAAACCGATATTCTCAAGAAGTTTTTTGCAGCAACTGGTGATCATCTGTTCCAGCGTGAACGTGTGGAATATATCAATGGATACATTGGCAGCCGCCCTGGCTGGAGCCGCAGAGATGATGTTTATGTGAGTGAGCAAGGGTCTGACAGAAAAAATTATCAGGTGTCTCCCACCACTGTGAGTCGTGACAGTGAAACCAACCAAGTCACAAATGTGCTTTTTTATGATGATCTGATCAACAAGTTGAGATATCAGGGTGCTCTCACAAATGATCACAACAGATTGTTTGCAAGCGAATACTACAGCTTTGCAATGCCCTTGGACCTGGACAAGTGGCTGAACTTCACACAATATTTTTGGGTGCCTGAAGGTCCTGCTCGTATCATGTTGTTGAGCGAAACTGACATTACCCAAATCCAAACACAAGCCACCTACACATACAGCGGATCCTATTCTTTTGAAAACAACAGCACAACAGACAGTGCTCGCACCGTGCCCTTCAGTTTTAGCAATGGCATGAAAATCCGCTTCAGCTTGGATGTGAATCCTCAAGTTCGCGGCATTGATTATTTGGTGAGCAATGTGGGCCAAAAAATTGTTTTGATCCCTGAAAACTTCAAGAGTTATATTGCGTGGGAAAACCCACTGGAGTGGGACAGTGATGTTTGGGATAGCAGCAGTCTCAGCACCATTGCCAATTATATCACAATT